TGACAGTCTGAAGTCAATCAATGCGACTTCTTCATCTATCGTCAACTACATTTCACAGAAAGCAGGTATTGGTATCAATGCTGGTCGTATTCGTGCGTTGGGTCAACCCATTCGCAATGGCGATGCGATGCACACAGGTTTGATTCCGTTTTTGAAGTTGTTTCAAGCATCTGTAAAATCATGTTCACAAGGTGGTGTTCGTGGTGGTGCGGCAACAGTCTATCTTCCAGGGTGGCACTTAGAGTTTGAAGACCTCGTTGTATTGAAGAACAATAAAGGTACAGAGAACAACCGTGTTCGTCAGATGGATTATGCGTTTCAGTTGAATAAGTTGATGTACACTCGCTTGATTACTGGTGGTAACATTACTCTATTCTCACCAGACGAAGTACCTGACTTGTATGATGCATTCTTTGCTGACCAAGATAAGTTTGAAGAGTTGTATGAGAAGTATGAACGTTCTCGTACAGTCACAAAGAAAACTATACCCGCACAAGAGTATTTCTCTGCACTGATTACAGAACGTAAAGACACTGGTCGTATCTACATTATGAACGTAGATAACGCTAACAATCACAGTTCATTTGATGAGAAGCAAGCACCAATCAAGCAATCAAACTTATGTTGTGAGATTAATCTACCAACAAATCCGCTTGATGATATTGCTGATGAGAATGGCGAGATTTCACTTTGCACGTTGTCTGCTATCAATTGGGGTGCATTCACTAAACCAGAACAGATGGAAAAGACATGTGAAATTGCAATTCGTGCGCTAGATGCATTGCTTGACTATCAGAACTATCCTGTCAGAGCGGCAGAGATTAGCACAATGAACAGACGCCCGTTGGGTGTTGGTATCATTAACTTTGCATACTTTCTTGCGAAGAATGGTGTCAAATACGATGAGAGTGCGTTTGAACTTGTTGACGAATGGGCGCAACATTGGTCATACTACCTTATCAAAGCATCTGTTGATTTAGCAAAAGAAAAGGGTAAAATCCCCTTGACAAATCAAACGAAATATGCTAATGGTATACTTCCAGTTGATACTTACAAGAAAGATGTTGATGATTTGATTCCGCACGTTGATAAAGTAGACTGGGCAGGATTGCGTGAAGAACTGAAAGAACATGGTATTCGTAACTCCACATTGATGGCGTTGATGCCAGCAGAAACTTCTGCACAAATCAGTAATTCAACAAATGGTATCGAACCGCCTCGTGCGTTAGTATCAGAGAAGCAATCTAAAGATGGTATTATGAAGCAGGTTGTACCTGGCATTCACCATCTGAAGAAGAAGTACGATTTGCTATGGGACCAGAAAACACCTGAGGGGTATATCAAACTAACTGCAATCTTGCAGAAATACATTGACCAAGGTATCTCAGTCAATACTTCATACAACCCAGTGAACTATGAAGATGAGAAGGTGCCAATGTCTGCATTGCTGACTGACCTATTGACTTGCTACAAGTATGGTCACAAACAACTCTACTACAACAACACCTTTGATGGTCAAGGTGAAGTTGAATTTAAAGAAGATAAGACCGTAGAACTTGATGAGATTGAAGACGAAGAAAACTGCGATAGTTGCACAATATAAGGAAAAGAGAAAAAAATGAGTTATTCAGTATTTAATACAGAGAACAAGAAAAGTCACTTGGAAAAGACTATGTTCTTTGATGAAGGTGTTGATGTTGCACGATACGACCAAGTTAAGTACCCACAGTTTGAGAAGTTGACAGACAAGCAACTCGGTTTCTTCTGGCGACCAGATGAGGTTGATTTGGGCAAAGACCGTAAAGATTTTGCTGACTTGACTGACCATGAGCGACATATTTTTACGTCAAATCTGAAAAGACAAATTCTGCTAGATAGTGTGCAAGGACGTTCACCCAACATGGCGTTTCTGCCTGTTGTATCTATTCCAGAACTTGAAACATGGATTGAAACATGGTCATTTTCAGAGACTATACATAGTCGTAGTTACACACATATTATTCGTAATGTTTATAGCAACCCAAGTAAAGTCTTTGATGAGATTACAAGTATCAAAGAGATTGCAGATTGTGCAGAAGACATTTCGAAGTATTATGATGGTCTAATTGATGGGTCTATGTGGTATCAATTGCTTGGCGAAGGTACCCACACAGTAAATGGTAAGAAAGTAGAAGTAAATCTGTATGAACTCAAAAAAGCACTATACTTGTCTATGATGAGTGTGAACATCCTTGAAGGTGTTCGTTTCTATGTGTCTTTTGCGTGTTCATGGGCATTTGCAGAACTGAAGAAGATGGAAGGTAATGCGAAGATTATCAAGTTTATCGCAAGAGATGAGAACTTGCACTTGGCATCAACCCAACAGATTTTGAAGAACATTATCAAAGATGACCCTGATTTCGAAAAGATTGTAAAAGAAACTGAAGAAGAATGCATCAAAATGTTTACTGATGCAGTACAGCAAGAGAAAGAGTGGGCAGAATATTTGTTTAAAGATGGGTCAATGATTGGTCTGAACAAAGAACTTCTGTCTGATTACATTGAATGGATTGGCGCAAGACGTATGCAGAGTGTGGGATTGCAATCACCCTATAAAACGTCACAAGCAAATCCACTCCCTTGGACACAGAAATGGATTAGTGGGTCGTCAGTACAGGTTGCGCCTCAAGAGACAGAAATTTCATCGTATGTGATTGGGGGGGTAAAACAAGATGTTGACAAAGACACATTTAAAGGAATCAGCCTATAATGACAATAAAAGTAGTAGACTTCAAATGCGAAGCCTGCGGTTCATCGTATAGTTTACGATATCTTGAGGAAGAGACCAACGATTTAACACCAGAATTCTGCCCTTTTTGTTCAGAAGAAATTACTGCTTCTGATGAAGAGTGGGACGATATAGCACTATTTGACTATATTGCACCCGAAGAGAAGGACGAAGTGGACGACTGGGAATAAGCATAAATAGTTCATATAATCACAATATGGACTAATTATGATACACGTTGGCATTGACTATAGTATGACAAGCCCTGCGGTTTGCGTTCACGAAGGTGAAGTATTCGCATGGAACAACTGTCGGGTTTATTATTTAACTAAGACTAAAAAATTTGAAGGGGTGTTCGGTAACATTATCGGACACCCTTATCCTGATTTTGCATTCCCAGAACAGAGGTTTAATAACATATCTGAATGGGTTATGGAATTACTGACTATTGCTGGTGGTGCAACAGTTGGGTTAAATGCAGACATGTCTATCACTATAGAGGGTTACTCTATGGGCAGTAAAGGACAAGTCTTTCATATTGCTGAGAATACGGGTCTTCTCAAGCATAAACTGTGGAATCACAGAATACCATTCGACACACCCGCTCCCACAACAATCAAAAAGTTTGCGACAGGCAAAGGCAATGCTCCCAAAGAGCGAATGCATGAATGCTTTGTAACTGAGACTGGCGTTGACCCAGCATCTATACTTGACTGCAAACCAAACGGCAACCCATGTTCTGATGTTGTTGACGCATATTACATGTGTAAATATTCTTTCGAAAATACTCCAAAATAACCCTTGACATTATCCTCTGACCGTGTTACATTACAGATGTAGCATTGATAAGGAGGATTCATATGCGAGTAGTTCACTATGTAGGTATGACTGAATCCCAATATCAACGGGCACGTCAAATCTTTGGTTCGCCTGCTTACTATCATCGCTGGATGGATGACCGTGTTATGTCTGAAGTTGCAGAGGATGATGTTGTCGTTGTTGGTGACGCTACTCACCGTCAATGGGTTTGGGATGCTTCGGCTGTCCCTAGTTGTTACACTGATTAGGGAGGGTTGATTGACCTGGGGTTCAGAAAAAGAAGAGCAAATCAGACTAAGAATTCAATTGAGTGTTGCGGCATATGCATACGAAATTGATAACAATAGTATCATGTCTGATGCTGAGTTTGATGAGAAGTGTCTGTTGATTGACCCAGACTTCAAAACTGGTAATCGAAAGATGGACAACTTCTTTAAGAAACACTTTGACCCATCAACAGGTCAGTGGATTCATAAGCACCCAGAAAAAAGAAAAATAAATGGGATTTATACCAAATTTTACCAAAATAACCCTTGACATTTAGAGCAAGAAGCATTATATTATTAGTATAGACAGTGAAAAGAGGAATACAAGATGTCAAACATTACTCATTTAGAAAACGGTGCGGCGATTAAAAACGATGTAATTGAAGCGTTTTATAAAGCAGTAAACAATCCTGAAAATCTCCACCAAGGCGGTGGTGTCAATTGGAACTTTGTCGATGCTGATTTGAACCTTGACCTTGGGATGTTCTATTCTTCTGAATATCTATTTGAGTGTTTTGATGTTCTTGTAAACAAATATTTTGAAAATAATAACGGCGGATTTATAATCAACTAACATTAATATGGGGTGGTGGGCAAAATGGAAACCTTGGCAACACGGCTGGGCAGTACAGTACAATGGAATGCGTTCTTTGCAATGGTTAATGATTTAGGTTCTCAATTGAATGAACGGCAACTAAGATTTCTAAAAGCACGATTGATTGAAAGTGCAATCGCACGAATGTCAGAGGGACAGATTGATTGGGTTGATGATATTGGGCAAGACCATCAGTTCGGTGATGTACGAATTGAAACGAAGTTTTGCACTAACTCTCTGACAACAGCAAAGGGTGGTCCTAAGAAGGGTCATGCTACTTCTGAAATTAAACTCACAAACACGTTAGGGTCTTCTGATGGACGTTCTCTTCCAGACACATTTGACTATCTTCTTATCGTTGACACTGATGCTTGTGCAATCGTGTCTCGCAACAAACTCTTGCCTCATGTCACCAGTGCTGGTGATGGTCTCAAAGCAAAAGTCCCGTTTGTTGACCTAGAATGGGTGGCAAAAATTGATAAAAATGCCTTGACAACGGGGTATAAAGTCAGTATAATGGAACAAGTTGATGACATGCTGTTTAGTGTTGCTGATGACTATATCGCTATGTTTCGGGATGAAAAAGACCAAATTAGTCCAAATTAACCCTTGACAGACACTAAAACATCTGCTATACTGCACTAGTAAAATGAAAAAAGGAATGATTATGTTAGATACATGTGAAAATTGTTATGAAGAAGCAGTTCTTGTGAAAGCACAAGGTATGCAAGTGTGCAACTCTTGTCAGCAAGACATGGGTGGCGAGTTTGAAGATGATACATTCTTGATGGATACCAACGATATGGTTGGTGTGATGTCTGATGATGATGTTATCGACATGTTCAAAAATGAGTACGTTGGGTACTAAATAAATTGAGTTGTGAAAGATAGTGGTGTCATACATCGTTTAGAGCGTTCTGCTCCACCACTATCAGGTAAGGTTTCGTTGTAATCCCACACGCAGGACGAAACAGAGATATTCAGCCGGGGCGGGGGGCGTGAGTATCACCTATTACTAGACTACTTTCTGGATGCGTCCGTGTAGAGGGCAGGCCTCCTGAAAGCACTGTTAATTAGTTTCAATCAAACCAGAGCGGCATCGTCAATAAGTCCGTGCGGAGCGATTGGAGATACTAGGGGCGTATCCAGTGAGTAGTCTATTTAACGGAGATTAGCGCAGTCTGGTAGCGCATCTGCTTTGGGAGCAGAGGGTCGTTGGTTCGAATCCAGCATCTCCGACCAATTATATTAATGAAACAATGGAGGTTTATATGAGACAGCAAATGGTACAAGCGTTGATTGCACATGCGGAATCGCATATTGCAAAGCATAAGATGAACGTTGAAGTTTTTCTAACTAACCCAGTGGGCGTTGGTGAGCATCCAGCAATCATGGATTCTATTGAAGCAGAACTCAATGAGATTGCGACATATGAAGACCAATTAGAAGTCCTCAACAAGCATTTTGCAGTCTAATGCATCTTAAAGATTACGTCAAAACATACGACCAATTCTTAGATGAAGCATCATGTGATGCACTGATTGGTCAGTTTGAGAACAATAAGAATATCGAATATCACGATACAGATTTGTATAAGTTCGAACAACTTAATCTGAATACATCAGGTTTAGGTGGGGTAGCAGAACAAATCTGTTCTGGTCTTTCGAATATCTTCTCTCAGTATTTTGAAGAAGTTGGCGTATCTGAGTATATTGGTATTCAAGGGTTTGAACAACTTCGTATTAAGAAGTATTACAAGAACTCTGATTACCAATTTAAGACCCATATTGATGTTGCTGATGCTAACTCTATGAAGAGGTATCTGATTGCAATCATCTATTTAAATGATAATAATGGCGCAACTGAGTTTCCTCAGTTGGGTATTTCTAATATACCACAGAAAGGTAACGTCATCGTATTTCCGCCCACTTGGCAATATCCTCATGCAGGGTTAATTCCAACTGACACGGACAAGTACATTATGATGACTTCACTACATTATACATAATGAGTATTCCTTCTAATCAAAAGGCAAAACCTACAGTGGATAAAAATCTATTAAGTATTCTTGGTGCCAATACATGCCCTATGTATTCTGGTAAAGCACTTGCAACCCTTCACTCAATCTATATTTCAGGCGACATTCAAAGTCCTGAGAACTACACAGATGCCTTTGAATTAATCAGGCAATGTGGTGAGAATGATATTATCAAAATTCATATCAATTCTCATGGTGGTGATTTATTCACTGCGGTTCAGTTTATGAGAGTGTTAAAAGAAGCAGAATGTAATATCATCTGTTCCGTTGAAGGTGCATGTATGTCTGCGGCAACTCTAATCTTCTTGGCGGCAGACAGTTTTGAAATCAGTGACCACAGCGCATTCATGTTCCATAACTACTCAACTCGCATGGCGGGCAAGGGTGGCGAACTGTATGATAGCATTACATTCGACAGAAAGTGGTCTGAAGATATGCTGAAAACTGAATATGAAGGTTTGCTAACAGAAGATGAAATTGATAGTGTCTTGAACAACAAAGACATTTGGTTCAGCGCCGATGAAATGGGCGATAGGCTTGAAGGCTTCGTAGAACTTAAAAAGAAGAAGCACGAAGAAGAGCAAAAAAACTCCAAAAAAGATGAAAAATAACCCTTGACAATTCTCCAACCACCTGTTAGTATATACAAGTAAATAAAGAGAAAGTAAATTATGAAGAAAGATAAAGTGATATTGACAGACGCAGATGGCGTCTTACTAGACTGGGAATATGCATTCGACTATTGGATGCAACGTCACGGTTATAAAGTAGTCGTAGAAAACGTCTACGAAATGGAAATTAAGTATGATATGCCACGAGGCGATATGAAGCGTCTTATTCGCATGTTTAACGAGAGTGCTTGGATTCGAAAGTTGCCACCTTTGCGTGATGCAATCAAGTACATCAAAAAACTCCACGAAGAACAAGGGTACATATTTCACTGTATCACAAGTTTGAGTGATGACGTTTATGCACAACATTTGCGTACAAAGAACTTGCGTGAACTGTTTGGCGACAGTGTGTTTGAGAAGTTTATCTACCTAGACACTGGTGCTGATAAAGACGAAGTTCTTGAGTTGTACAAAGATACAGAATGTATCTGGGTTGAAGACAAATACGAGAATGCTCTATGTGGGCATAAATTTGGTTTGAACGCCTTTCTCATGGGTCACATGTTTAATGCTGGCTGTACTGAGAATGTAAATCGAGTGAACAACTGGAAAGAAATATATAATTACGTTACAGCGTAACACTGTAGCAACAATTTCTGCCCGTAGTTCAACTGGATAGAACAACGGTCTTCTAAACCGTAGGTTGCAGGTTCAAGTCCTGCCGGGCAGGCCATATAACTTGTTGGAGTAAGCAATGTTTAATAAGATTAAAAAAATGTTTAACGAGTGGCTTGCAAGCAAAGAGGCAAAAGTACCCAAATATCTGGGTCGAAAATAATCCAAATTAACCCTTGACATTATGAAATACATGATGTATAATGGTTTACATAATTGAGGTAACGATTGCACCTTGATGACAGTGACTTGAAGCAATCATTATAAGAGTGAGAAAATATATGACTAGAGCAAAAAACGGACGTTTTGTAAAAACTCCACAGGCAACTAAAATTCTTAACGCATTGACAAGTGGTGATACATTCACTGCACGACAAGCGGCAAAGCG